CCCATTCACTATCATACCATCCCACTACCACTCTCTTTTTTTCCACAAGAGCAGCAAAATAAAATTTGATTTTTTTTTTAATATCCATTAAATAAAACATCTATTTTTAACCAACCAACTATCAACTAACAACCAACAATTAGTCAGTCATTATGATGAAAATTACAAGACCTAGATTTCATCATCAAATAATGAATGGACATGCGTATCAATCATTCATCATGAAAAATCTCGACGTGATAAAACGTATTTGCGAAATTTTCAAAAAAAATCAATTTTTGACTTACACTACGAATCAGCTTACACAATTGTTAATGCTTGACGACGATGACAGTGTGAATTTGGAAGAGATTTTGCGTATGTGGACATGTTCCCTTTCAACTTTTTTCGCTGAATATGGGAATTTGTGTCAAAACGAACGAAACTCAAATTGGGTGTGGCTAAAACATTCACGTGATTTTTATCCAAAAAATATTTTGGAAACACACTATAGACAATTTACAAAAAAAGACATACAGATTCATTGTGAAAAATCAATTGATGGTAAAATTGATGGGGAAACCAAAACGCAACAAAAAATTGTTGTAGTTGTTCCACAAAAAAAAAGAAAACGAAAGATTGGATATACGACGAGTAGTGATATTTCAAAAAATAAGGTGGGAAAAAAAAAGGAAACGCCAAACTCAGTTATCAAAAAAATATTCAACTAATTCAATGCCAAGATGCGATTAAAATCAGACAAATTCATGAATTATTGGGAATTTATTAATCACCATAACATATAGATAAAAAAAAATTTTCATTAACAACACAAATAACAATGACCCTTGCAAAGCAACCATATACGAATACGTCTTTTTGGATATTTTCCTCCATTCATTTCAAATTTCAATAATGAATTAGTAACTTTACGTTTGTTGGAACGAGCCGTGGATTTACTAAGTCTTAACCTGGCTCGTTGTGACCCCTTACTATGGCCACCACGAGACTTCCTCTTGTTCATCCCTAGACAACGATAGACAACGATATTTCTTCATCCATCCACTCATATTGTATATGGTTATTTAGATTTGGTGATTTGGTGATTTGGTAATTTAGATTTGGTTATTTAAAAAATAAATCAATTTTTTTTTGGATACTGTTTGACAAATTTTTGTTTCATCGAAAAATTAAAATATTTAATGGGAAAAAAATTATTCCTTTATTATAATAGAATGCCAAATAAAAATAAAAAACAAATATTTGACCAAACTCATTATCAAAGTGGTGATGGTATGTTAACAAGTGTGTGGGGACCAAGTTTATGGCATTTCCTCCATACTCTAAGTTTTAATTACCCAATTCGTCCAACAAACAAACAAAAAGAATATCATTATGATTTCATGACCAATTTACAAAATATTTTACCATGTTCTCATTGTCGAAATAATTTAACAAGCAACTTGAAAAAAGCAAATTTTACTCGAGCTGTATTAAAAAATAGAATGACTTTTTCAAAATTTATGTATAATTTACATCAAGAAGTAAATTGTATGTTGGGTAAAAAATGTAATTTAACTTATGAACAGATTCGATTTCGATATGAACATTTTCGATCTAGATGCCTGGATAAAAAAAAAAAAACCGTTAAAACTTCTAAATTTGAAGATGGCTGTACTGACCCACTTTATGGAAGAAAGTCAAAATGTATCTTGCGAGTTGTTCCAAAAAATAGTCGAGAACGTACATTTAACATGTCTCCAAAATGTAAAATTCGTCGATTATCTCCAAGTAAATCAATTAAAAAATCAACAACTAAAAAAAAGAAAAGACGACCTCTGTATAATCCAAAAATATAAAATAATTATAAATTTTATATTATTTTATATTTTTGGGAAAATAAAATTACCATTTTGTATTATTTCGATAATATGGAGTAATGAATTCATTGGTCTCCAATCATAATATTTAATTTTTGTACCATTCAAATACACATCTGGTTGTAAAAACGGAAATCCTGGTTTAACTTCAATACTTATAATCGCATTATTTATATTTTCGTGGTTTGATATAACATGTATTGTATTTGCTTTTGTCATAAATATAATTTTTATGAATTTTCGTATTTTCATAAATATTTCAATTAGCTGTTTCCCCGTTCGTTTCCCCTTTCCATCAACATTCATAAAATGTAAAATTTTTTTTTTAAATGTTTTTAACATTAGAATACCTTTTGAATATTCAGTTAAAATTTTAGGACCAATTAATATGTCAAACAAATTTTCAGATTTGCTTTTTTCAATTGAATTATCCGTTTTAAATTCCATAAAATTAACTTGTTTTCCATTATATTTTCCAACACCAAGATCATAGTCTGTTTCATTTTTAGTTATTTTATCAATTATAAAATTTTCGTGTAATTGTGGTATTTCACAACAAGGAATCATAGATTGAAGCATTAGTAAATTATTTAACTTACATGTTTGGGTTTTTAAACAATATGGTATTGCTAATTGTAACATGTATTTGTGTGGTAAAGCATCTCCAATTTTTCTTTTTCCATCTTTAATTACAATGGTGTTGGTTATTAAAATTTGATTTGCCAATAAAATCGCATGTCGACCTTTGTAATATCGTGTTGATTCGTCGTCTATATTTTCTATAATGTTATAGTTTTCTGGATGAATATATTTTTCTTTGATAAATCCAGGTGTAGTTTTTTTACGAAGTAATTCTACAATTTTAGGTATATAGTCGTAATGATTTTTAGTTGACAAACCACATATTTTAATAAAAAATCCGTATATAAATGTGAAAAAAGAATGTCGAAATAAATCGTTGGAAAAACATTTTTTCAATATTTTTGGATATGATTGGATTATTTGATAAATTTTATGCAATCGCTCAGTTTGAATATCATGTGGTGTTTCAATGGATGTATAGTCTTGTTTTGAATTCAATAATCTATTAATTTTGAATCCAAATAATTTTGTGTAATGATATTTAGATGCAATGGCGTGTTTCTTTTTTTTTAATGTTTCTTCAAATGATTGAGTCAATGTTTTTTGATAATCAGGAAAATAAATTAAATATAAACACTGAATTTCTTTTGGATCTATATGTACATTCTGACAAAAAATCAACGATGATTCCATAAATAATGATGTGAGTTGAATAATCATTGGTTTAATATTATCAAACTCATCTGAATCAATATGAAGTACAGACAAAACATTCCCAAATAATTCAAAACATTTACATAAATATTCAAATCTTTTTCCCTCTACCAATTGGGTTTTTGATGCATTATTTGTTTGAAAAAGACGATCCAAATCCATTTTTAATTGTTGAAGATTGGATTTTAACTTTTTTTTCATTTCTATCATATCAGGTGATGGTGAACGTGAATTTTTCATGGTTCTAACTGGTGATGGTGAACGAACTGGTGATGGTGACAAATGTAATTTTTTTGATGATAATTTTGTTTTTTCACTGCCACCAATTAATAAATAATTTTGTAAAATAGTTTTTCCTCTTTTGCCATTTAGTTTTATAAATTTATTTCTAGTGGGATCATAAATTTTGTTCCACATTTATATATATATATATGTAAAATAAAATTATAATGACAAAGAAGAAATAAAAGAGATGGTAATACAAAGAGATGGTGATATGGAGAAAGGTGACACGGAGAAAGGTGACACGGAGAAAGGTGACACGGAGAAAGGTGACATGGAGAAAAATATAACAAAGGTAATAGATATTGTAAAAAATAAAAACAAATTTATAAATTCATTGAATAACATACAACCAAATTAGTTTGATATCCATTATGGGAACGTTTTTCATCAAATTTAAATTTTCCTCCAAATACACCTGTCCAAAATGGATGTCCATTACTTGTAAACGCATAAATATCTGTTGCATACATCATATTTTTTATATCTTGAATCGCCATTGATAACATTTGTTGACCTAATTTCCGTCGTTGATATGGTTTTTCAACATTAATATGACCAATATTTCCAGAATGAAGACCATATTCTATATTGCAAACCAATATGTTTTTTAAATAATATTTCTTATGAACGCGGCGATCATATTCAGCACTAAATTGATCATTATGTTCAAATCGTCTTTTGTCCAATGTGTCTAATTGTAAAATAGGGTCAGATGAATTTTGTGTTGGTTTTTCTTTGAAAAAATAATTACGAATTGAATTAATCATGATTGTTTTTTGTAAAATAAATAAATAAAAGGTAAATCAATTTTTTTTGTATATTTTAGAGTGATATTTGAGTGTGATATTTGAGTGTGATATTTGAATGATATTTGAGAATAAATTATTTTGATAAAATTAAATTTCTTTTGATAAAATTTGAAATTTATAAAAAATATATTAATCCGATTATTTTAAATGTGCCGTGTTTCATATTGCCAAAAATATAACCCAAAATGTTTCTTTTGCCAATGTCCCATACCACGTGTTGGTGAAATTTGCCAATCATGTCGTTATACACATAACTTGAAAGAAGATATTTGTATTTGTGATGAAAATTCTCCTGGTGAATGCCAAAGTAAATTAGATCATTATTGTTGCTGTACATATGTTTTTAATCCAAATCGATGTCAAGCAGAAAATATTATGCATGATTGTATTTGTAACATTAATTCAACACAATGTCGGGCAGAAATACATGATAATTCACCAGATATTAATTATGATGACATGAGACATTCTGACAGTTTTCGAGAGGAATATAGTTCACAATTTAATGTGGATATAAGTGATATGGAAAATGAGGAGGAGGAAAGTCAAGAAGACGTTCGATTTGGGGACATTCGATTTAGAAACATTCGATTTAGGAACGATCGAGGAGAACAAAATAACGGAATAGAAGACACATGTGATATAGAAGATATGGTTCCAGCGAAACGTCGACGATGTTAAAAAAGTTTATTTATTAATATGTCCCATTCCATATTTTTTTAATGATTCCAGTGGATACAATTAAATTATGATGCAATTCCAATATTTTTTTTGCTTTGATATATTCTCCCTTTTGAATTGAATCATCAATTTGACTTGATTTTAATGACAATATAGTTTGAACATCACCATCATTATATTTTTTTCGTTTTTTTTTTTTATGACTCAATTCTTGTTCAGTTAGACAAACTGTGTTTAGTTCAATACCATTGGAGGTTTGTATATATCCTTTTGTTTCCACATCTCCATTTTCCACTCGTTGATGGCAATCATGACATAGTGGAACTAAATTATGTTCGGCATTTTTATGATGATGATCAATTACGCCATTTTCATCTGCTAAACGTTGTGGTTTCATATGATGAACTTCAGTTGCTTTTTGTTTTAGACACATTTTACATGTGTTTAATGAAACATTTGCGTTATATATGGATGTTTTTTCAGACACAATATTATGATCAATTTCCAATACTTCTTTACGTATTTGATTTGCTAAATAAATAAAATCTCTTTTTAAATCCATTGCCTTTGCCACTTCTAATCCATAAATTGCATTTCCAGAACCGTCTCGTATTTTTCGATCATAAATTAATTTTTCATTTTTTTCATCATATATGGTTTCCATGTGGTAATTTTTAACTCCTTCCACTTTTTTCAATCGTTCCATTTTTGACAATTGATGTAAATGCGTTGCAAAAATAAAACTTGAATTTAAGCGATCCAATGTAATAACACCAGCAGCAACCAATGCCAAACCAGACACTGTTTCCGTCCCAGAGCATAACTCATCACCTAAAACTAAACTATTTTTATCTGCTCGGCATAAAATTGATCTCAATTCGCTCATTTCAACCCCAAATGTTGATTGATTTTTAAAAATATTATCATTTCCTGAAATTCTTGTGAAAATCTGTGTATATGGATGGTATTCAAATGTTTGGGCAGGTACAAACAGACCTGCTTGTGCCATAACAATTGCCAATCCAACTGATTTCATATAAGACGATTTACCAACTGCGTTGACACCGTATAACAACATACCATTTATTTTATTTCCTAAATCTATATTATTTGGAATATACTCTAACTTTGTATTGATTGCTTCTAAAATTGGATGTCGTACATTTTTTGCCATAATATAACTTTTACCTTCTAATTTATCGTGAATTATTGGTTTACAATATTGATACATAAATGCAGATTTTGCGTTACTTTTAATAAAATCCAAATATGCGATAAAGGTTTCTATTTTCTGCCATGTTTCATTATATTGATTACTAAAATAATCCAATAAACTGATGAATTTTTCAATACATAATTTTTCCATTTTGTAATGATAAAAATGAATTTTTTCACCATAATTATTCATTTCTGGACAGGCAATCTTACTAACTGATTTTGATGATTTGAAAGTAAAAGAAGATGTTTTAATTTTTATAATTGTCCCATCATCCATTGGAACCTCTATAATTTTTATTTTTTTAAGTGCTTTTTTAAATAACTCAACACGTCCAGTACTTGTTGGATAAATACAACTTTTGTCATTTGCTGTATTGTTTATTTTAACCTCAATGTTAATTGGTGTGGGCGGATTTTTAGGTTTGTTTTTTGGTTTTGGTTTTGCATTCATTATCATTTTTGAAATGATTTTTCCAAGTTTACTAAAAAATCCATTTAAATTATTAATTTTATTTTGTAATATATCTATTTCTGGAAAAATACCTTGTTTAAAAATGGATGTGGTTAAATCAGCTCTGGTTTTTCCATGAATAATGGACATATCCAATTTTGCGTTATAATCTTGTATAAATTGTGTAAATTTATTGAGAACTGTTTTTGATGGTAAAAGTTCATGAATCTTGGGATGTTTTATATTTTCAAGAAAATGAATAATTTTATTAATATATCCATAAGACATATCCAAATTTATAAAAGAACCTGGATTTAAAATTTTCATGGTTATTTTTCGATGAAGACGTGTAATATCAAGAATTGGATTCATTATTTTTTCCAATTTCAAAAATAATTTATCTTGAACAAATAATTCAGTCAAATTATACCGTTTGTTTAGTTCCTCTATATTCAAAATGGGTTTTAATAAATTTTCTTTGAGAAAACGTTTTCCCATACATGTACTGGTTTTATCTATTAAATTCCATAAAGAATCTATACTGTGATTAATTTTTAAATTTTTGTTTGGAATCATGTTTAATTGGTTAATGGAATCATGAGATAAATTTAAAAACTTTGATTTACCATCAACTTGTGGTTTCAATAACTTTTCAATAAATGATTCACAATGACTATAAGCAAATTGTAATAAAAATATATAACTGTTAAGTCCAAAATATTTTCGCTCCAAACCCAAATATTCCACTACACTTAATAAACCTGTATTTGGAAAAGCTTTTTTTAAAATTTCCTCCTTATTTTTTAATAAATTTTTGTTACTTTTATAATTGTTATAATGAATTAAAATATCATTTAACTCCAGATATTTATATAATTCCTCTTTACCCATATTTTCAGTCATATTTTCTGTATTTATGATAATTTCTTGTGGATTATGTGTTTGAATCAATCGAAATAATTCATCAAGTGTAAAATTCATGTCATTTTTTGGTGATTCAATTTCATAAACCATATTTTCACCAGTTGAAACATCTATTACAGATAGTCCTGCATATAAAATCATTTTATTTTGATATTTAATCATTTCAAGAAAAATTGACATGAGATTATTTGACGTTTTACTATTTGTATCTAAATCAATTCCTGGCGAATGGATCATTATAACTCTTCGTGATTTTGGATCATTTGTCGTTATGTACCCACTGTCCTCTTGTACTTGTTGAATCACAGTGTATCCTTTATTTGTTAATATATTTTTCCATTTATCAAATGAATGTACGGGAAATCCAGCCATTAATGGATTTTTTATTGAAACTGGGTCAAATTTATTTTTTCGCTTTGACACATTTAAATTTGTGATTTCCACAATTTCATAAATTATACCCTGTTTGTCATCTGGATTACCATTATCCACGCCGTAAATTTCATAAAAACCACCACATTGGCTTATTAATATTGTTTTTGGACCATATTCCTGGACATATTTGTCCTGATCCTCAAAATACTCTCGAATCATTGACATGTTTTTAAAAATAAATTATAAATTATCTTTAGATTCATATTTTTGAAAAAAAAATTATAAAATTAATGTACCAATTCATTTGCTAAAAAATATACTCACGAGTTTGTTGATGGAATATGTACGTATTTTACCACTGGAATGTCTACAGATTTTACGGGTTCTAGTTGTTGTTCCTGTTGTTGACGCTGTTGTTGACGCTGTTGTTGACGCTGTTGTTGTTTTTCTTTAATTAATTTAGTTAAATTTTCGTGGGACATTGCTTCTCCAAAATTATTTAAATATGCGTATTGTTCAAACATACAATCATTAATATCGATTGGGTGGTATTTACCATTATATTTTAAATGACATGCAATTAAATCGTTATCTCCTGTGTCAGAATAACATACAAACCTATCTTTTACACTTTCGTAAAATCGAGTATGTTTCGCTATGAAAATTAATGTGTTTTTACTTTCATGAAAATAACTGATAAATGATTAATTGATTTTCATTTAGTGTTGCTTCATATCCCTCATCTTGAATTTCTTTAACCAATTGTTTTAATACTTGGAGACCTCGTTCACGAACGGATTTTGGTAACATTGCGTAAGTTCCAGTATGAATGTTATTTTCATTTACATTTTTAGAAACTTTGGGTTTTTTAGAAGATTTGGATGAATTTGAGTTCCCCATTTTTTAAACAAAAATTTAAAATATAAAATGTAATATACCACATACAAAAAAATCTAATTTTTTTTTACTACTAATGAACCGCGTTTTTCAATAACATGTATTTTTTATTGCAATAATGAATGGTCATGTCTTTATGATAAATATCATAACAACATGGGCATTTTAGTCCAAAAAAATTACGAATATTATTTGTATATTTTTTAAATAAACTTTTTTGTGGCATCTCATGACCATTCAACGTGTATTTTTTATTCATTCTTTTGCTTGATTTTTTGAAAAAAAACATTATATATACTCTATAAAAAAAAATAATCTGAAAATTAAATTTTAGGTGATAAAAAAAAATTAATCATAATTGAAGCAAAGATTGCAAAAATATCAAAGATTTTTTAATCTTTTATATTTTTTTTATTAATTTTTGAAAAAAAATTAGTGCAGAATACATTTTTGTTGATAGTAACCATTATACCACTCCCCCACATAAAAGGTACGGGGGAGCCGGGAATCGAACACCGGATTTACTCCTTTCTAGGGAACTGTATTAAATTTATCAAATTTAATTGCTGTATGTATTCTTGAATTTTTCTCCATATTTTATTTGTGTCTAATCTTTAAATCCTTTTTAAAAAAATATTTTTTATTTTTATTACTCTAATTTAAATATCACAAACCACCACTTGACAAACCACTTGACAAAGCCTTGGCAAATGTTGATCTTGGCTTCTTTTTATTTATCTTTTTGGCAATCTTTTTGGCAGTCTTCTTGCTCTTCTTGGTATTCATTTTTGCAGCTAAAGCCTGTGCGAAAGACTTTTTCTCCAGTTGTTTTTTCTCCAGTTGTTTTTTTGCCAATCGTTTTTTTGCCAATCGTTTTCTTTTCATGTTTTTAAGTTTTTGTTGTTCATGGCGGAGTTTTTTTTCTGTCTCCCGGAGTTTTCTTGTTTTTTCTTCAAGTACCAACCGAGCTTCTTCTTGATCACGCTCAAGTTTTTTCTGTGTCTCTTCCATTGTGATTTTGAAAAAAGCTTTTATTATTTCAATATCTGCCTCATGTTTTTCCTTTTGTTTGTTCCGCTCCATATCTGATTTTGCACTTTCATTCAATCGATCTGAGTACTCTGAATCATTTGTGTGGATAGATTGAAGGAAATTATCAAGGTTTCGAACTGGAATAATTTCCTCAGTGGAAAATGTTTTTCGACAGCATGGACATTTTGTCCCACATGATCCACAAACACATTTTGGATTTGCGAATCCATGATGTGTGTAAATACAATTTTGACAAAACATATGACTACATTTTGTCAAAATGACTGGGTTCACAAATGAGTCGCAGCAAATGGGACATATCAGGTTTTGATCAGTGGCTGCTTCCAGTATGGATACTTCAGTGGAAGCTGTGGTGGAAGCAGTGGTGTGTTCCATTTTTCGTTGTTTGGTTGTCTAGTTGGTTTGTCTAGTTGGTTTGTCTAGTTGGTTTGTCTAGTTGGTTTTAATCACAATTAATTGAATAAGTTATTCGTTTTGTTTTCCAATCAAAAAAAAATCAAATTTTTTTTTTCATTGTAATTTATTTTCAGATTATTTATCTTATCTCCATCTCCAATTAAGCAACCCAATTATTTTCCGATAAATCCAGTATGTCCATTATCATAAAACGTACACGTGGTTTAATTTGACTATTTTTAGATATCGCTCTCATATTTTCAGTCACTTTTGCTTTAAATTCCTTTTTCCCAATTTCTTGTTCTAATTGTTTTCCAATTTTTGTAATTAATGTACACGAACATTCAATATATTTTTCCACATCAGAATCATCATCTGCTGTATCAGAAATTGAATTCATCAAAATGTCCAAGTATTTTAATACTAAACCAGAATCTACATATTTATACAGATATAAACTTCCAATATAAGTAAAACTTCCCAACATTTTGACTTTTTCTTTATTAATTTCACATAATGTATCATAATCTATTTTTTCATTGTTAATACAAAATTTACCCGTGATGTTAGTGTCATAATATTGTTTTACTTTTTCAATAAGCAGACTTTTAAAAATTTCTCCATATGTATCAATAAATGTATTTAAAATGCGAGCATATAAATCACTGAAATTAGCTTCATTAATTGCTTTATGAAATAATGTATCTAATGCCAACTGTCGAAATTCATCATCGGTTTTTGTTTGAACAACTTCTAATAAAGCATCGCGAATTTCATTAAAATTAGAAGCACTCAATTTATTCAATTTTGAATTTATACCTTCCACAAATTTATCTACCAGAGAAACTTCAATATTTTCCTTTTCTTTTCGCCATGTCTTCATTGTGTATTTCAATTTTACAGGACTTCTTCGGCGTATAAATTTATTATTGGCTTTAATTTCCATTAAACTATTAATAATATCTTCATCGAGCTCAGCAGTAATATGCTTTCCGATTTCCAATATTTCACCTGGACTATAAATTATAACAGATGCAGACATGTTTATTAATACAAAATTATTTTTAAGTAATTTTACATCAAATTTTTTTATTTAAAATTGTTTAAAAAAAAATAATTTTATTAATAAATTAATATTATCACTTTATCGTTTTTAAATCTCAATTTGCAAAATAATCCACATACACCTCACGTTTATTTGGACTTTTTGAACATTCCAAAGAGCAACAAGAATTATATAACATATAGCATTTGTGGCACATTGTGGTATGACGATTACATTTAGTGTTCATACAATTTACCATTGTGTCGGTTTTTTCATTACAACCAAAACATTTTGAAACAATTTCTGGATTCACTGTATTTACATTTGTCGCTGTCCTTCCATCAAATACATAACATTGTCCATTGAAATTTTCGCCACCTTGTTCTTTTCCATACATTATAATACCACCGTGAAGCTGCGATACATTTTTAAACCCCCGTTTCATCATAAAATTACTGGCTTTTTCACATTTAATGCCACCTGTACAATACATTAAATAATTTTTTTTCTTTGCCTCTTCTCCTTTAAATAATGGATGTGTTTTAAATACTTCTGGAAATTCATACATATTATTAATATCAAAACATACAGCGTCTTTAAAATGTCCAAGTTTATGTTCATAATTGGATCGCATATCTAAAATGACATTATTTGGATTTTGAATTTCTTTATGCCACTCATCTGGTTTTAAATGTTTCCCAGTGATTTCCAATGGATTGGCTTTTACACCCATACGAATAATTTCTTTTTTTACTTTAACTGTTAATTTTGGAAATACATGTTGTTGACAAGTATCATCTTTAAAATTAATTGTACCTGGTTCCAATTTTAATTCATGTTCCAAGAATTTTTTATAGGCATTACAGTCCTGTTGATTTCCAGAAATAGTTCCATTGATTCCTTCTGACGCAACAATAATACGTCCTTTTAAGGGACTTGTAATTCCACGAAGACTTTCAATTGAAGTATGAGTATTTTTTTCAGGAATGGGTTCATGGGAAGAATCAAGTGTTTGTATGAATTCCCAATGTTTTTCTTGAAGTTTTTCCGGATTAGTAATTGGAATATAATGATAATATAAAAGAACAATCATATTTCAGAATGTGTTATGTGTTTTTTAAAAAGAAAAATGTTTAAGTGATTTTATTTCAAATTTTTTAATTTTATGAGGTTTTTATTGTTCTGGTTATGGTTTTGACTTTGGGTTTGACTTTAATTTTGGTTTTGCATTAATATACTTTTTTTCAATTTCCCACAGAGGATAACCCACAATCGGGTAATTTTGAATGTGATTTTTTCCCTCAAATTTTTCCAACTCACGTGGCGTCATAGCTTCTTTTGCAAGTTCTATATTAATATTTTTTTCTGCTAAAGTTTTGTTACAATTATAACTATTTTTCACTCAATTACCCGCTGATCCAGTTGCAATTGTTGCAGCAATAGCTGGACCCGCAACTGGAATCGCAAATGAAGCAAGAAAAGCTGCAGTTAAACCGATTGATTTTAAATCACCAACACTATTTTCTTCAATAATTTTTTTTAGTTTCGCTAATTCTGCGTTTGCCTTTTGTGAATGTTTTCGGCGATCTCGCTCAATTTTGGCATCACGTATTTGTTGATCTGCTTCTTCTTTTTGTTTTTTTTTAATTTCATTAATTTTACGTCTTAGTTCTTCAGCATTCAAATTATTTAGATTTGGTCGTGTATCAATTACGTGGATAACAGATTGTTGTTGTATTTGTACATTTTTTACAACATCTGAATCCTGAAGTTCTTTTCCACAATAAATAAGTCGCATGTTTTCTGGTGGTGGTGCCAATTCATTATTTGTATTATTCAGTAACAATTTTACTTGAGAAATAGTTGCGTCATTCGCAATGCCTTTACAAGATAGTTGAATACCACTCAATGTTTTAAATAGTAGTTGCATGATTGATGTTTTAACACAAAAATTTAAAAAATTTTTATCACATCAAATTTTTATCATTGACAAACTAATTTTTATATTTATACATCATGATGGGAATACTTTTATAAATTCCTTTTTTTGTCACCATTTGCAAACCAGTTGTATTTATCACTGGATTAACGCCATCTCCATTTTCATTTAAAATCTGTTGAGTTATTGGATATTTTATTTTTAATTCCTCACTGACCCATTTATTTAAATTATATACATTAAATCCATCGGGAAATATAAAATGATGTTCATCCTTTGGTACAGAAATATATTTTCGAAAATAATCAATGTCATGAAATATACTTTTTGCTTTATAATAATGTGTTTTTGTCGATTTTGGTAAACCATTTTTATAAAACAGTAAATATTCATATGCCAAATCATAATTTGTATCTTTTAGTAATGTTGGTGGATGAAAATTTTTGTTTAAATACTTTTTCAAAGAATTTGAAAACTGTGAATTTCCCACTACATAAAATACCTGTGTTTTTCCATTACTTTTTATAGCCTCCTTTTCCATAAGTTCCAATAATGATTTTAAATCTTGCTGTTCATCTAATTTTTTTTCTATTTTACGTATTTTACCATTGGACGTAGAATATTGTTTGTTTAAAGTCGATAATTTTTGTTGCAAATTACGTATTTCAGATTCAAGTTCATTTTTTTCTTGTTGATATTTTGTATAATTGCGTCGTTCCATATCTAATTCATTTTGTAGTTGCTGTATTTTATCCATTTTTGATGAATCAATCTTTTATTTTGCCAAATAAAATTAAAATTAAATATAAATAAAAAAAATCAAAATAAAAAAAATGAAATTTATATTTAATTTACTAAAATTATGAACTACATTTTTTAATAAAAGCACTTAATCGATTGTTGTCTTTTATGGACAACCGTTTAAAAATTATTTTTGGTTTTCGTATTACATGATTGAAAAAGGAATTTGGTTCTAAAATAAATTTTTGATGGGATAAGTTCAAATATGATTGAATTTTTTCCGAACATTCTGGAATAAATGGTTGAATCATTACAGACAAACAAATGATAAAATGACACATTATGGCAAGCGAATTTTCAGCATGTTTTGGATTTTCTTTTAATTGTTTCCATGGCTCATGATCATCTAAAAATAAATTACATTTTCCAGAAAATTCCAAAAATTTGTTTTGTGCGCGTCGCAATTCCAAATTTTGGAATGCCTGGGTATATTCCAATAAAATGGAGAGATATTTGCGATTTAATTTATTAAATGGTTTAAAATCCACAATTTCTGGTATTTTCCCAAAATTCTTAAAAGTCAAACTTAATACACGATGAACCAAATTACTAAAATTATTAACCAATTCACTATTAATTTTTTGCTCAAAATCTAACCAATCAAATGTAGAATCATTTGTTTCTGGGCGAATTTTTAATAAATAGAATCGCCAGATATCAGACGAAATGCCAGAATCAATGGCATTATCACCAAAAACACCAATACCATTTCTTTTAGAAAAACGTCCACCTTCATAATTTAAATAATCTATTGCACTTAAATCATTAACTATGTTATATGGTTTACCACTTCCTTTTAAAATTGAAGGGAAAATCACAGAATGAAATGGAACATTGTCTTTTGCCATAAATTGAACTAATTTAACAGATGGATTCATCCACCATTCTTTCCAAGTAGATGGGTATTCATTTGCTGTTATAGATATATAACCAATTGGAGCATCAAACCAGACATAAAAGACTTTATCTTGGTACTTAGAACCGAATTTTTCCGTATCTGGAACTGGAGTACCCCATTTCAAGTCACGTGTAATACAACGATCTAATAATTCATTGGACAACCAAGATAATGTGATATTATTGGCAACTTGAGTCCATTTTCCTTGGTGTAACCATATATCTGTTAATTGAGATTTAAATTTGGGAAGACGTAGAAATAAATGATTAGTTTTACGAATTTGCAATTTATATTTTTCATTGAATTTATAGTAAGGATTAATTAATTCAGTG